GTCATTGCATTTGGATTGATAGCCATTTGCAGTTCTTTAATTCTTTTTGTCGCTTGCTCAAATTTAATGTCTGGTGATGCAAGTCCTTTGATGGTTGTACCAGAACTGAAGAAACCTTCACCTACTACTCCACCCATAATAGCGGTTTCAATCGCTGGAATTGCTCTCATCAAATCATTAGCAAAATCTGTCATATTGATGTTTGAACCATCAAACTTCAAACCAGAAATTTTATTTAATGCGTCACCAACTTTATCAATAGCATTAGCACCAGCAAAAATATCAGCGGCTCTATCAGCAATATTTAACATTTCTTGAATTGGTGATTCGCCACCAGATAAGAAGTTTAGGAATGCTGTTCCAGCATCAGCAAGCCCTGCTACAAATTTACCACCAGCAAATTTCATAAGACCACTTGAGATGGTGCCCATCACTCTGCTGAATATATTTGCTTTTTCTTCTGCTACTGCACCCTCTTCTGTCAGTGTCAATAATGTTTTAACTTGTCTGACAATCCTATCAGCCATGTCTTCTTCACTAGCAAACTTATTGACTGCTTCTGCAACTCCAGCGGCACCAGAGCCAAATGCAAATGCCGCAAGACCAGCACCAATACCAGACATGGTGAGGAAGAATGCTCCACCAGACTTCAACATTTCCCAATTTCCACCTAGTGAATCTTTAATACTTAAAAGAGTGATAACATTCTGTTTAATCTGTTCAGCCCAGTTACCACCAGTAAATTTATCAACCGCTTCTCCAGCACCAGCGGCTGCCGCTCCAGCAACACCACCGATTGCAAATGCAACAAGACCTAGGCCTATTCCTGCCATCGCCGCCGCAAATACAGCAGAATCAATAAACATTGACAGATTACCACCAGCCTCATCTTTGATGGATAGCAAGGTGAGAACATTTTGTTTGATTGTTTCAGCCCAGTTACCGCCACTAAAGGTATCTAACGCTTCTCCCATACCGCCACCAACAGCAGATGCACCTTCACCAATAGCAAAGAAGAAAAGACCTAATCCCAATCCAGCCATAGCGGCGGCAAAGAATGCCGCATCTGTTAGGAAGGATAGATTACCGCCAGCCGCATCACCAATAGATAATAGAGTTAAAACATTTTGTTTTATACTTTCTGCCCAATTACCGCCAGTGAAATAATCTAAAGTTTCTGACATACCACCACCAACAGCAGATGCACCTTCTCCTATAGCAAAGAAGAATAAACCTAAACCTAGACCTGCCATTGCGGCCGCAAAGAAAGCGGCGTCTGTTAAGAAACTTAAATTGCCACCAGCGGCGTCACCAATACTAAGAAGTGTCAAGACATTCTGTTTTATACTTTCTGCCCAGTTTCCTCCAGTAAAGTAATCTAAAGTTTCAGTCATGCCTCCAGCGAGACCTGATAGACCTTGTCCTAAAGCAAAAGCGGCAAGACCTAAACCGATACCAGCCATCGCTAAGAAGAATGTTCCAGACTCTTTGAAGAACTCACCAGCACTACCAAATTCATCTTTGATGGATAAGAGTGTCATAACACTTTGCTTAACTTTATCTGCATCAAAGTCGCTTAGTGCAGTAAGAAGATAACCAGCACCGCCTGCAAGAATACCAGCGCCAGCAAGTAATGCACCACCCCCAACACCTAGTCCAGAGAATAGTCCGCCAATTGCACCTGTAATACCTTTACCTATTTTACCAAGAAAGGAGTTACTTTTTCCAGCATCAAGATTGACATCACCATTGATAGTAGTGTCGCCATCACCACCGCCACCAAGGCCACCACCTCTAGATGCTTCTCTAGCGGCTTCCAAATCCAAGCCAGCCTGCATTGCCTGTGCATCCCACCCTGCTTTTTGCATTTCATACAAATCACGCAAGGTATTGTGCATACCATCAACAGATTTAACGACATTCAAAAGACCTGCTCTAAGACTTTTCTGCAATCTTTGTCGATTGTCAGTCTCGTTTGCTATCTGGTCTTTTCCTATCTGTTCATTGATATCAGGCAATTCAGCCATGGATTATCCTTACTTTTTCTTTAATGCGTCTGCGCCAAAGAAGGCTGAGACCAATACTGCAATTGATGCAAAATATGTTGGGGCGATATCAGCAATTAGATTGGCCGCTGTATCTAGTCCAAGCAATGAAGTTACTGCAATACCAATTGGATATACTAACAATCCAAAGAGCGAGAACCATGCCATCTTACGAATAGCATCTCTCTGTGCATCAGCATCTTCTAGTGCTTTCCTCTTAAATTCCAAATGCATCTCCATTTCTTCTGCTGAGATGTGACCATCACCATTTGCGTCCATGCCTTCTACAGCGGCCGCATCAATGGTTTTCTTATCTTCTGCCATGTGACTTACCTCTTTCGTTGTCTTGCTTTGTGTTTTTCTTCTTCTTCCTCAAGATGTTGTTTTAGCAAAGTCACATAGATATTCCTCTCAAAAGGAATCATGTTATCTAGTTCAGTTAATGAATATTTATGATGTTGCATAAGTGCAAAGTTCATATGATACATATTCGTCAGAGAATCGTGTATCATCGCAAGGTAAAAAAACTTTGCAGGCCCTCCACCACCATTTCTTCATCTTCACCGCATTTAGGACATTTCCAAGTTATCGTATGTTTCAACTTGGGCATATCTTCAAAGAATGCACTAACATTTTTGAATTGTCCTTGATTTAGATTGTTTACCCAATCAGAGAGTTCTTCTCTTGTGAAGTCACTCTCACCATAAATCTTCTCTTTATCATAAATGTATTCGATGCAATCTAGAATCATATTAAATAAAGATTCAGCATCCTCACCTTTCATTTTCATTACTGTTCCTAATGTTGGATATCTCATCTTAACACCAACATCTTCAGTAATCATTACTTTACCATCTTTGATATCGCCTTGCACTTTGATATCATCAATGTTTATCTGTATTTCTGTTTTGTGTTTACACTCACTATCTTCAGAAGTGTGTCCAACACTTGCATTGATAACCTCACCAACAGACTTACCTCTTACTTTTAGAAAAAGGTATTCAATGTCAAATGTTGACAACTTATCAATATTAATATCACCCATAATACAACTTTTAAGAAGTCTCATAATTGCATGGGAAATCTCTTTATTATCTTGTCCTTCTAATGCAATCAAAAGAGTCTTTTCTTCACCAACCAAAAACGGACGGTATTTAATCTCTTGTTGTGTTGAAGGAATCTTATCAAAAAACTCTGGTGTAGAGATTTTAGGTAAAGCCATAATTTACTCCTATTATGTAATTAGAATCGAATCGCACCAAACGGCGTATTCACATTTCCGACCGCTCCTAGTCCAGTTTGTCCAGAAATATTGCCAATGCCTGGGATTCTTGCAGATGCCGCTAGTCCACCAGGCCCAAATGAGAATGAGAAAGACGCTCCAAGACCAGGCTGGTCTGAACGATAAAATACAACCTTGTAATCTTTATATGCCATTGTTACTGCAAGTTCTGCTGGATTTTCATCACTCCAGTTCATTCCCACTTCACCAATAACAAGTGGATATGCTTCTGTGAGTGTATGAATGCTGTTCAGTTGACCTGCTTCACCATACTGTCTAATATTGACAACACCAGTGATGACATCATAATATTCAATGTTGTGCTTTGCTCTTCCTAGTCCAAATGTATTTGAACCAACAATGCGTTCATGCCATTTCTCAAAGTATTCCTTTTCTCTCATATCCTCACTGAGAATAACAGTAAAACTCGCATCAGTATATGTAGCACCATATGGAATCTTTTGAATAGGTCCATATATTTTATACTCTGCTGTTGATATGGTACGCCCAGGCAATGATGCTTGAGACACTCTAGCCATCATATCTCTTTCCATATCAGATTCACCGACACCAGTAATCTGAACTTCAAAATGTGAGTTCTTTGCAATACCACTCTTGTTGAGAGATGCAATAAGGTTCTGAGGATTGAAAGTCATGTTATCATATTCCTACTGTCTTTCCAGACTTGTGATTTACTTGCCTTCTCAAATCTTTCAACTGGAAGGAACAATGCAATATCCCACTCAGAAGCCTCTATCAGCACAAATCTTGAACGAACATGACTATTGAGATACTTCTTGAATGTTGGCTTAAAGTATCTATATTTAGACGCACCGTTTAATAAATCATAAGACAATCTTAATTTAGTGCTTTCATCATATTTGTTATTGCTGGTTATATCATATAAAGCATCCATAAGTTTTGCTCTAAGTTTATATGGGAGATAATGTAAGTTGATACCGTAAAAACCACCCTGTGTGTTTGCTACTTTGAAGATAAGTGGAAATCTATCATAGTAAGGTAAAGTCTTCTTACCTTTAGGGTCGTAGAAAAAGAAATACATATTACCAATAGCCGCACGATTCTTTAATCTGTCTCTGTCTTTAGATAGAGCCATTGGTGATGTTTGTGTTCTTCTTGCTTGGTTGCGAAACCAATCTCTAGACGATGCTTGTCGTGCAGGCACTTCACCAGCACGAACACCTCTAAGCAAAAGGTCATCAAAGACTGTTGCCATTAGTATTTAATCCCTAGTTCTTTTTCTGTAATAATCATAAATTTCCATTTTCTATCTTTACAGAAGTCTATTGCGGCTTCCCATTTACTCTTATTTATACCCCATGTCTTCACTTCGTATAAATACTTCTTAGTAAGACGCTTTTGTGGTTTTGGTTCTTTCGTTTCCTTAGAAGGTTTCACCTCAATCATGATAGTCTCCAGTTTACCTTCTTTATTCTTGACACGAATAAGAAAGTCTGGAAAGTAACGATGATAACGACCGTCAATGGGTGATTTATAAGGTACAATGACTTCTTCAGAACTCCATTGCAAAACATTTGGATTCTGGTCAAAGTATCTCATACAGTTCCTTTCCCACAAGGAACGATAAATAATGTTTGTAGGGTCGCCACGATATTTTTGTGGGTACTTTGGACGAAATTTACCTTTATAAGCCATATGGATATTTAGATGTCAACAATTAAAAAACCAAGCATCAATGTAAGAGACAGTCAGTTATCAGCATCAGGTACACTTGACACATCTGGCGGCACTGGTGCATTCTCTGTTTCTGCTGGGCCTAATGGTATTTCCGCAGACTTCTCTTTCAGAGAGAAAATTAGCAGAGCCGTACAAAGCAGTAGAACAAGAGGCCCTCTTGCACCATTATATAGACCTAATGGTGGTAAGACTAACAGACCTATTATTTATCCTCTTGATTTGGACGATGAACATTACATGATTTACAATGTCATTGAAAGAAGACGCCCTAGTCAAAAGGATGAGGGAACTAAAAGAATTATTCGTAGTATCGTTCTCCCTGTTCCAGCAAACTTATCAGTTCAGTATCAGGCTGGATATGAGAACTCTTCACTTGGTATTCTTGGTTCAATGGCTCAAGGTTCTATGGGCGGTAATGAAATCAAAGGTGCTATGTCGTCAATCTCTGATTTTGTTGGTGAAAAGGTAGAGGCCGCTAAATCCGCTTTCAAAAACGATACATCAGATGCGGTAACTAAAGCCGCTAGTATTGGACTTGGTGGTGCG